TTTCATCAATCGAAGAAATTCCAAAAGAAAATGAAGAGGAAGAAATGCCAGTTGAAGCAGATGTGACTCCCGAAGTTGAAGTTAAGCAACCTAAAAAAGTTGTAAGCATCACTGAGCAACACTTCGCAGAAATGGAATCAAAGATTGCTGAACTTGAAACTAAGTTAGCTGCAATGACTCCCGAAATAATCGAGTTGACTGAAGAGCCTAAACCAATTCAGTACAACCCTGAAAACGCAAAACCAATTGAGCATATGGATTTAGCGATAAACACAGGTAAATCAACAAGAGATAAGATTTTAGAAGAAGTATACAACAACAAATAAACAAATAAAAAATGGCTACAACAATTAACATTTCAACTTCATATGCTGGGCAAGATTCTAAGCTATGGGTAAAAGCTGCTTTATTAAGCGGTAACACTTTGGCAAATGGGGGGATGACTATCATTCCTAACATTGCTTACAAAACTACAATGTTTAAAATCGGAACGGACGACATTTTAAAGAATGCTACGTGTGATTTTGATGCTACATCTACCGTAACACTTTCTGAAAGAAGTTTGACTTTAGAGCAGTTTCAAGTTAATTTACAATTGTGTAAAAAAGACTTTTTGGCTACATGGCAAGCTGAAGAAATGGGATTCAGTGCAAACAAAGTTTTGGCAAAATCATTTGTTGACTACTTGTTAGCTTACATCACTGATAAGGTTGCTTCATCTGTTGAGGTTTCTATTTGGAGAGGTACAAACGCAACAGCGGGTCAAATTGACGGTATTTCTACTTTGTTAGCTGCTGACGCTGCTTTACCAACTGCGAACGAGGTGGCAGGTTCTTCTGCTATTTCTGCTTCTGCTACGGTAATCGCTGAATTAGGAAAAATTGTTGACGCTATTCCTAATGCATTGTACGGTTCACCTGATTTAAAAATCTACGTTCCTCAAGGGGTTATGAAGGCTTACATTAGAGCGTTGGGTGGTTTCTCAGTAGCTGCTACTTCTAACTCTGGTACAGATGCTAAGGGGACACAATGGTACAATGGTGGTGCTTTAACTTTCGATGGTATTCCAATTTTCGTTGCTAACGGATTAGCTGCAAACACTGCTATCGCTGCTGAAACTTCAAACTTGTTCTTCGGTTGTGGTTTATTAAACGATACAAATGAAATCGCGCTTTTAGACATGAGTCCATTAGACGGTTCACAAAATGTACGTTTTGTATTACGTGCAGGAATGGCTGTAAATTACCATTCAGTATCTGACATCGTAACTTATAACATTCCTAACTCAGCTAACTAATTAACTAATTAATTAACCAATTAAGGGGAGGGTATATCCCTCCTTTTTTTTTAAACTTTATTTTTATGGCTTGTAATTTAAGTATAGGACGCGCGGAAGCGTGCAAAGAAGCAATCGGAGGACTCAAAGCGGTGTACTTCATTAATTTTCAGATAGTTCCATCTGATGTGACTTTTTCAAACGATTTAATAACAGCAGTAACAAACGTGGATAACTTGTATAAGTATGAGTTGAAATCTAACGAAAACGTATTTGATCAAGAAATTGTATCAAGCCGTGAAGCAGGGACAACTTTCTTTAGACAAACGTTAACAATTAAACTGAAAAAACAAGATACAACGACTCACAAAGAGGTCAAATTATTGGCTTACTCAAGACCACACGTACTTGTAGAAAACAACAACGGTCAATTCTTTGTTATGGGATTGTTTAGAGGTGCTGATTTAACAGCAGGTTCTATAAATTCTGGAGGGGGGCTTGCAGATTTTTCAGGTTACAGTTTGACTTTTGTTGCGGAGGAGGCTTTACCTGCACCATTTACGGATATTACAAGTTCAGCAACAATTGTTTCTGATTGTTTCACAGGTGCAACAGTAACAACTGCTTAGTCATGCCTTGTTTAATCACACTTGGACGTTCAGAGCCTTGTAAGGATAGCCTTGCAGGGCTACGAAACGTATACTTTATAAATCAAGATTTACAATCAGGAAATATTGTATTTTACGACCCTTCAGGTACACCCCCTTTTGTAAATACTGATGAAGTTTATTATGTAAATTTTGTTAATTCAATTTACAAATATGAGCTAAAATCTAACGAGAATGTTTACGACCAAGAGATAGTAAGTTCACGTGAAAATGGTACTACATTCTTCCGTCAGACATTGACTATTAAACTAAAAAAACAAGACATTGCTACGCATAATGCTGTTAAAACTTTAGCATACGCAAAACCACGTATTTTAGTTGAAAACAACGAAGGACAATTTTTCTTAGTTGGTATGTACAGAGGTTGTGATTTAACAGCAGGAAGTATAAATAATGGTGGGGATTTAGGTGGTTTTAATGGATACTCCTTGACCTTCCAAGCTGAAGAGCTACTACCTTCACCATTTGTAATAAACGGCACTAATTCATTTAGAGTTGGACAGGCTTCGACAATACCTTTATCAGCAGCATCGACAATTGTAACAAGTTAATACACGGAGGGGATTAAAACACCCCTCTTTTTTTTTGCAACAAAAACACTCTTTTTTAGTTATACTATTACATGATAGTATTAACGACATCCACAAGCCCTCAAATAGTTTACTTCGTGCCACGTGAAGGCTCAGGAAACTCCGATAAGATATTCTTAACAGACGAACAAACAAACGTCACCACAACGATTAATATTACTACCTACGCAACGGGTGACTATTACCATACGGCAACGGCTACCTTTGGGCTAAAAGAAGGTCATACGTATGTTTGTAAGATAGGCAAAACCAACGACATTCGATTTTACGGGCGTATATTCTGTACGAATAATCCAACCTCGAATTTTACTCAAACGGTAACAACAAACGAATTTATTATATATGAATAATAACATTATACAACTATCTTCCTATACTGCTCCTATAATTGTAGAAAATAATCGCAACGAATGGGTGGAATATGGTGAAGATAATAACTACTATCAGTTTTTAATTGACCGATACAGCAATTCAGCAACGAATAACGCTGTAATTAACAACATTTGCAGGTTAATTTATGGTCAAGGCTTAACAGCTACGGATAGCGCGATGAAGCCAAACGAATGGGCGCAACTGTTATCTATTCTTAAAGAAGACGATTTAAGACGTATAATCTTTGATTTGTACGCGTTAGGTCAGTGTGCGTTACAGATTCATTACGATAAGGGACATAAAGCTATTACAAGGGCTTTTCATACACCTATACAATTATTAAGACCTGAGAAATGCAATAAGGATGGGGACATTGTAGGTTACTTTTATTCTGACAATTGGACTGACTCTAAAAAATACGTACCTAAGAGATTTGATTCTTTTGGAACTTCAAAAAAAGAAGTAGAGATTTTATATTTAGCTCCTTATAGTGCGGGTATGAAATACTTTTCAAATGTAGATTATCAAGGGGGTATTGATTATGCATTGTTAGAAGAGAAAATTGCTGAATACCTTATTAATGAGGTTAGTAACTCTTTTGCTCCCACGACTATTGTAAATTTTAACAATGGTTCACCAACTGACGAACAAAAAGACGAGATTTCAGCTCAAGTAATTGGAAAATTAACTGGGTCAAAAGGTAAGAAAGTTGTTATATCATTTAATGATAACGAAAACACAAAGACAACGGTCGATACTATACCATTGCAAGACGCTGCAGACCATTATTCTTATTTATCAGACGAGTCAACTGCTAAGATATTACGTAGTCACAATGTAACTACACCATTGTTATTCGGTGTGACTTCAGCAAGTGGCTTTAGTTCAAATGCAGATGAGATGAAAACAGGAGCGTTGTTGTTTGAAAATATGGTTATAAAACCAAAGCAACAAATGATCGTTGAAATGATTAAAAAAGTTTTATCGTTCAATGGTGTTTCTCTTAACCTTAAGTTTAAAACATTGAATCCTTTACAAGGGGATGAACTACAGCCTGTACAAGAGGTTAAAATGAGTGCACAGGATGAGTTAGACGTTGCGAAATACGGTGAGGATATTGATTTAAATGAATGGGTATTAGTTGATAGCAGAGAGGTTGATTATGATTTAGAGGATGAGTTGGATGCAGAGCTTGAAAAACTAAACGAGCCTACAAATTTTTCTAAGGTTTTAAACTTTGTGAAAACAGGTACGGCAAGACCAAATGCAAGCAGTATTCAAGACGGTAAACTTTTCAAACATCGTTACAGATACGTTGGTGAAATAACTGAAAAATCACGTTTGTTTTGTAAGAAAATGATTCAAGCGAATAAGGTTTATCGTAAAGAAGATATTGTTAGAATGAGTAATGAGATTGTAAACCAAACACGTACACGTTCAGATGGTACAGAAGGTGGTTTAGGGCCGCGTGGAGCTACAACATACGATATTTGGTTATACAAAGGCGGTGGAGCTTGCCATCACAAATGGGTGAGAGAGACTTACTTAAGAAAATCAGACGTTAATTCACCAATCGCGAAAAAATACATGAAAGAGTTTAGACCTTCGGTTGCGCGCAAACTTGGTGAGATTGTACCCGTGAACGACAAAAAAGTTTACACACGCCCGATTGATATGCCTAACAAGGGATTTTTACCTAAATAATTAAGACATGGCAGAAGCACTATTAATATCAAAAAAAGACTTACAGGAATACACTTCTTTAAACGCAAATACAGACGTTGACAAAGTGATTCAATTCGTCCTTGTTGCTCAAAACATTTGGATTCAACAATACACGGGTAGTAAGCTATTGGATAAGATTAAAACAGATATTACTAACAACACTTTGTCGGGTAATTATATAACGCTTGTAAGGTCGTATTTAAAACCTATGCTCATACATTTTACTATGGTGGAATATTTGCCTTTTTGCGCTTACACCATTTCAAATAAAGGGATATATAAGCACCAATCTGAAAATAGCGAAATTGTATCGAAAGAGGAAGTTGACTATTTAATTGAAAAAGAAAAACGCATTGCTGAAAGTTACTCGCAAAGGTTTTTAGACTATATTTGTAAAAACAATAGCTTGTTTCCTGAGTACACAACGAACGAAAATGGTGATGTTTATCCGCAACATAATAACTACTTAACTAATTGGTATTTATGAAGAAAAAAAAGGAATATAAACCAAAGGAAGAAAATATAATTAAACTTAAACAATACTTAAATGATATTAACAAATTACGGGATAGTAAGTAGTAGTGGTGCGTCTTTTGACGCGGATGCACTTTCATTCATAACAGCCGCTTCAATTACAGACAACACACAAAAAACAGCGATTAACACGCTTGTAACTGATTTAAAAACGTACAACATTTGGACTAAAATGAAAGCTCTTTATCCATTTGTGGGCGGAAACGCAACGAGTCATAGATTTAATTTAAAAACACCAACAACAAATTCAAGTGATTTTTATTTAATACCTTACGGTGGTATCAATCACGCTTCTACTGGTGTTCAATTTAACGGTACAACTGGTTATTTTGACACACAATTAAATCAAAATAGTCATTTAACTAAAACTTCGTATGCATTGGGTGTTTATTCGCGTTTGAACCTTACAGATACAGGTGTTATAATAGGTAGTATTGATGCCAACACAGGCGGTAATGCTATATACGGGAGGCTTTCAGTTGATGGTAATGCTTATTATGGAATAAATGTAAACGGTGAGTATATTAGTCATACTGAAAACAATACAAGAGGACTTTACACGGCTTCACGCACATCATCTGTACTTGCTACTGCCTATAAAAATGGAATTTCAAAAGGAACTAACACAAATGCACAATCAGGAAATGCTACAACATCAAGTTTTTTTATAGGTTGTAGAAATGATACAGGTACACCATCTTTTTACACTACTACTGAATTAGCATTTGCGTACATATCAGATGGATTGAATTCTACTGAAGCAGCTAATTTATATACATCAGTACAATCATTCAACACCACGTTAAATCGCCAAGTATAATGAAAGTAAGACAATTAACAACAGAGCAAAAAAACACTTTAGTAGGTCAAAGCTATGACGGTGTTCAATTTTTCAACCCGACTTTAGATGCGGATGGAAATTGGTTTATTTCCAATGAAGAATTTTTCAATTGCACAACAGCGGCTTTATTTGGTTGGACGTTACCCGAGATTGACCATAACCCTGTTGTAGTTGAATTCCCATGAAGCGTAAATTTTACGAAGGGCAAATAATAAATAATAAAGTCGTTCAAACGGTATGGAGCGACTCAAGTAATTACATGATAAAATATAAAGATGGAAGTTTTGAAATCATTAAAAAATAGATGGAACGCACCAACGCCAAACTTTTGGAAAAAAGTACAAAGTGTAGGAATAGTAATCGGAGGAATAGGAGCGGTATTAATTGCGCCGCCTTTCGGT